ATGGATAGTAAAGAGAGATTGAAAGAATTAAGAAGGGAGCTGGGATTGTCTCAAGCGAAATTCGCAGAAAGGTTTGGCATCCCGCTTAGGACTTTGCAGGATTGGGAGTATGGAAAAAGGGAAGTAAGGAGTTATATAGTCAATATGCTCTATAGGATTATAGAGCTTGAAAATAAATAAAGTGTGGAAAGCCTTGAATTTAAGGCTTCCCACTATGTTTATAAGAGGATTTAACAAAGTTATATATTACATCATATCTTCGATAAGTTTGTCAATTACGGCACTCATACTTATACCTTTTCCCAGTGCGACAGTCTTGAGCTTATCAATATTTGTAGATGACAAACTCAAAGATATAACTTTTCTGCTGCTATCATCACTAACATTGCCGAATATATCTTCATACTTTTTGCCGTCAAGATGAGCCTCTACCCACTTCTTAGTGGCATCCAAAGTAAGCGGTATGATTTTTTCTCCCCATGTAAAAGCATTGCCTACAGCTTCACTATATCCAGTTAGGCCGCCGCCCTCACCGAATAAGAAAAACTCACCTGTGCGTTTCTTATAGAGTGTTTCATATATTGCATGATGATCTGATCTACCTAATCCGTTATCCCACTCTGCTACTTTTAAAGCAGTTTCTGTATCATACTTTTTACCTTTAATAATTTTCATCATTTTAATGTCTCCTTTGCATTTACAAGCCCTCCCTCTTGTGGAGGGCTTGCGTTTTTGGTTTTACTTCCTACTTACTGAAAAAGTTTTCAACAACTTCTGTCAGGTTATTTAGGTTTCCCGTGTAAGCTATGCTTACGTTGTCGGTCTTTAGATTGTAGTAGATACTTGCACCTATAAGCTTATTAGCCTGTGAATTTGAAATTGTTTCGCCTTGCCATTGTGCTGAGCAGATATTGCCGGTTTTATATCTACTTGTCTCAAGCCCTAACTTATAAGCATCTACATAAAGCCTATCATTGTTGCCCTTTGTCCATCTCTTTGCACCCTTTGCAATTAACTCCTGAATTCTCTCCTCTGTCATTTTTAAATCCTCCTAAAGTTTTTTTGTTTTTGTAAGTTCCTTATCTCCCTTACAATATATATAATACTATACTTTTATATAAAAGTCAATACTTTATTTTATTTTTATATAAATAATTTTTGAGTAGGACATCGCAATGCACCTCTTGACAGTGTTATACTGTAGTCGTCAAAGATGTAAAACTTTGACGACCTTTTTTCTTTTTTATTTATTGAGTGACATGTTCCTCCTATGTTTTCTTATCGTGAAAGCGCCCCGTGAGCAAGGGCGCTTTTGTTGTATAAAGATGGAGATGTAAAAAAGATGATATACAAAAGATGTTCACACTGTGGGAGAAGATATGAAGCCGGAAAGAAGTGCGGGTGTGGATTTAAAAGGGAGTATCCACAGCCGACAGGTACAAGGGCATTATATAAAGCGGGTAGGTGGCAAGCATTACGTAAAGTAATTATAGCAAGGTATCAAGGTTTAGACCCTTGGGCTTTTTTGCACGGCCGCATTGAGTACGCTACTACCGTACATCATATAGTCACGGCAGAGGACGACCCTACACTCTTTTATGTAGAAGACAATCTCATACCTTTATCAAGGTCAAGCCATGATGAAATTCATGTGCTGTACAGAAAGAGTGAGGCCAGCAAGGCAGAGACACAAGCAAAGCTTAAAAGTTTAGTAAAGAAGATAGCATACTAAAGTTTATTAGATGAGATACGCCCTAAGGGGGAGGGGGTATCGGGGAAGTTTTCAGACAATTTCCAATGACCGCCGCCCCAGCTTTCAAAACGTAAATTTCTAAAAACCGCCCAAAAGTGGGCAAATTGTGCATAAAAAAGCCCGAAAGGAGGGAGAAATGGCAAGACCGCGAAAAATTATATCAATGCAGACAGGCAATATAAAAAAAGATGTCAGGGCAAGAAGAGAATATGAAGAATCACTTATAAAGACCGATGGCGACGAGCTTGAAAAAGTTCCTCCTTCGGTCTTTATTGATGCTACAGCTAAAAAAGAGTACGAGCGTATAAGAAAAAATTTGAAGAGCATAGAAATTATAGGCAATCTGGACCGTAACAGCATGATTGTCTATGCAAATGCCTATTCTATGTACATGAGAGCGTCGAAAGAGATTAAAAAGAAAGACTTTGAACCCGTCGTTGAGACCAGTTCGGGCAAAAAGCCAAATCCTATGTATGCAATTTTGGAGCAAGCAAAAAAGGATATGGACACGGCAGGCAATGCCTTGGGGATGTCTGCAAGTTCAAGGCTTAAGATTGCAGCAGAAAAGGCAAAAGGACAAGAAGAAAATCTTATGCAGATGTTCGGAGATATATAGATATGAGTCATTTAGAGGATATCAAGCAGTACGCAAGAAGCTGTTTAGCTGATGAAATCCCGTCGGGGCAGAAGCATAAGTGGGCATGTCAGAGATTTCTTGACGACTTGGACAGAGTGGGTACGACTGACTTTCCTTACATCTGGAGTGAGGACAATGCAAATAGAATAGTTACTTGGTTTTCTCTACTAAAGCATTCTAAAGGAGCCTTGGCAGGCAAGCCAATCGCTTTGACGGGTTGGCAGAAGTTCAGGGCATGTCAGCTATATGGATGGATACACAGAGAGACGGGAAGAAAAAGGTTCAAGAAGAGTTTTACTGAAGTTGGGCGTAAGAATGCAAAATCTCAAATGGAAGCGGGCGAAGCACTTTTTGAAATTGCTATACAGGCTACCAAAAACCATGAGACATATGAGGTGTATACAGCCGGCACAAAAAGAGACCAGTCAAAAATCGTGTTCAGTGAGTGCGATTTGATGACGAAAGGGTCGATACTAAGGTCAAAATTTAACTTCAAGCGTGATGAAATCGTACACATCAAAACAGGGTCTTTTATAAAGCCTTTATCAAAGGAAGATGGAAAGACTGGAGATGGTACCAATCCTGCATGCTTGATACTCGATGAATATCACCAGCATCCGACAACTGATTTTTACGACCTTGGACTTGGCTCAAACACCAAGGAGCCAATGCTTACGATAATCACCACAGCGGGTAAGGATTTAACTTATCCTTGCTACACGCAAGAGTACGATTATTGCTCAAAGGTCTTAGATCCTGATGTAGACGTAAAAAATGATGAATATTTTATTGATATTTGCGAAGCTGATAAGGGTGACGACTCTGGAGCATTGGAAACGTGGCAAAAAGCAAACCCGATAAGGGCTTTTTATGAAGAAGGTGTAAAAAAGATAGCTGAAGATTATGAGATAGCCAATCAGATACCTGAAAAAATGATAGCTTTTATGACTAAAGTACTCAATATATGGGTATCGGCCACAAATAACGGCTATATGGATATGAAAAAGTGGAAAGCTTGCGAAGTTAAGGAGTTCCCTATCGACTTAAGAGGGCGACCAGTGTACGTCGGTTTTGATATGTCATCAAAGATAGACCTTACATCGGTCGCTTTTATAGTACCTTTTCAGACCGATAAATTGGACAGTAGTAATAAAAAGATAGTCAATTATGCTGTTTGGACGCATAGTTTTATACCTACAGTGGATAAATTGCGAGAACACATCATAAAAGATAAGGTACCGTATGATGCTTGGGAGCGTTTGGGATACTTGACACTGACAAATACACCGATAGTTGACCAAGCAACTGTAATGCAATACGTGATTGATGAGTGTGCGAAGTATCAACTTGATATTCAGTGCTTATGTTTCGACCCGGCAAATGCATCAAAATTGATGATGGACTTATCAGATGAAGGCTACACGGTCGAAGAAGTATATCAAAGCCATAAGAGTTTGAATGAGAGTACTCAAGGATTTAGGGAGCAGGTCTATTCGGGTAATGTGGTGTATCTGCATAACCCACTTTTTAATTACGCAATGTCTAATGCAGTTGTAAGGACAAATAACGGACTTATAAAGATAGATAAGGACGCAACTACTAAGCGTATCGACCCTGTGGATGCCACTTTGGGGGCGTTTAAGTTGGCTTTATATCACGATTTTGAGTCGGAAAGCTATAACGAATATGTAGAGAATTTTTTGAAAGGAATGACGGGATAAAATGGGATTTTTGAGCAATTTGAAAAACTTTTTTATACCTGAAACGGCGGACACAGCAAGTGAAAGGCTCCGTCAGTGGCTGGGGATAGATGATGATATTACTACACCAAAGGCACTTGCAGAGACCACATACTTCACTTGTCTGAAAGTCTTATCGGAGACCATGGGTAAAATGCCGCTAAAGCTATATAAAGAAGATGCGACAGGCGGAAGAGTGAGGGCCGATGCTGTGGATGTGCTTTTATACAGGCCAAACAGCGTTATGACACCGTCAACCTTTTGGTCGACTATGGAGGCAAATTGCCAGCACTATGGTAATGCCTATGCTTGGATACAAAGAGACTATGGTAATGGAATAAAGACGGGAAAGATACAGATAAAAGCTTTCTGGATTATGAAGTCGGATTGCGTGACGGTATACATGGATGACGTGGGAGTTTTTGGAGATAAAGGAAGGCTGTACTATCGGTACAACAACCCACAAAACGGCGAAACATCAATTTTCAGACAAGAAGATGTATTGCATATAAAAAACTGGCTTTCTTGGGATGGTGTTATGGGTCTTTCAGTAAGGGAGATACTAAAAAGCACCATACAGGGAGCAGGATACTCACAAAGATATCTTGAAAAGCTGTATAAAAGTGGACTGACTGCATCAAGTGTACTTCAGTACACAGGAGACCTTGATGAGAAGTTAAGAACACAATTACAGAAGAAATACAATGATCTTCTCACGGGAGCAGAAAACGCAGGCAAGGTGGTAGCATTGCCAATCGGAATGAAACTTGAGCCGCTTACTTATACGCTTGCGGATGCACAGTATATGGAGCTTAAGAAGTACAGTGCCTTGCAGATTGCGGCAGCTTTCGGAGTAAAGCCAAATCAGATCAATGATTATGAGAAGAGTAGCTACTCAAATTCAGAGTCGCAGCAGCTTAGCTTTTTGATAGATACGATGATGTACAGACTCAATCAGTATGAGCAGGAGATAAATTACAAGTGCTTGACTGATGAACAGAGATCAAAAGGATTTGTATACAAATTCAATGAAAAAGTGCTTTTGCGTGCCAATATGGAGACACAAATGCAATCTATAACTTCGGCAGTCCAAAACGGTATATATACACCAAATGAAGGCCGTCACCTTTTGGATCTTCCTTCTTTGGAGGGTGGTGATGTGCTTATAGTAAACGGCAATTATGTGCCTCTTACTGATGTAGGGGCTGCATATAACTTAGGAAAGGAGGGCAAAGGATGATACTCAAGATAAAAGGCGACATAGTCAGTAATGAAATGAAAGAAGTATATGACTGGTTCGGCTATGACTGTACTACTCCGAGTGATGTACTCACAGCACTTGAGGAAATGCCAAAAGGTGACCGCTTGCAGGTAAAAATAAACTCCGGTGGCGGTGATGTGTTTGCAGGGCAGGAGATATATAGCACACTTAGAGGTCGCAATGATGTAGATATCGAAGTAGAAGGCTTGGCAGCATCTGCTGCATCTGTCATAGCAATGGCGGGCAAAAGTACAATATCACCTGTCGGTATGCTTATGATACATGATGTTAGTGCAAGCTATATAAGCGGAAATCATGCACAACTTAGTAAGCAGGCCGAGACATTAAAGGCATGGGATGAAGCTTTGGCAAGTGCATATGTCGAAAAGACGGGCAAAAGCAAAGAAGAAATCATTCAGATGATGGATGCTGAAACTTGGATAACAGCTGATAAGGCTGTAGAACTTGGCTTTATAGATGCTATAAGTCAATCCGGACAGGCGGTAATCACAAATAGCATGGGCAATCTGAAGATTACTGACGAAATGATACAGCAGTATACAGCCGAAAAAGCTGGTATTGAAGAAGAAAAAAACAATTTGTTAAAAGACCTCGATACATTCGGGGCGTGAAAGGAGCAAATAGTATGAATTTACAGGAGTTACTTAATCAAATCAATGCAAAGAAGCTTGAAGTAAAGAACCTTGCGGAGCAGGGAAAGATAGAGGAAGCGAAGACAGCAAAAGAGGAGCTTGTAGCACTTCAGGATAAATATAATATTTTAAAGGATATTATAGAGGGTGAGCAGTCCGGTATGACTAATGGAGTTGCAAATGCCACAGGTGTGAAGCAGGTTACAAGCGGTACAGGAACAGACCCTATTCATGATTTTGCTGAGGCTGCAAGACATGGATTTTATACAAATACAATGACTGAAGGCACCAAGGCCGACGGCGGTTATACCGTGCCTGAAGATATTCAGACAAAAATCAATCAGTATAAAAAGGCTGTTTTTTCACTTGAAAGCCTTGTGGATGTTGAGACAGTAAAGACAAGTAGCGGTAGAAGAACATTTCAGAAGAAGGCACAGGCTGAAGGTTTTAAGGCTGTGGCAGAAGCCGGGAAAATTCAGGGCAATAATACACCACAGTTTGAAATTCTTGACTATGCTGTTAAGAAGTACGCAGGATATATGCCTGTTACATCCGAGCTTTTGGCCGATTCGGATGCCAATATCACCGCTGTACTTACAAAGTGGCTTGCAGAAGAGGATATTGCGACCAAGAACGCTCAAATCCTTACAGCGATTGGAACAAAGGCTGAAACAGATCTGAAAAACCTTGACGGCATCAAGAAGGCTATCAATGTCACCTTGGGAGCTGCATATGCGGGAAGTGTTGTAATAGTGACCAATGACGACGGTCTTAATTATCTTGATACTTTGGTAGATAAGCAGGGAAGATATTTGCTTAGTCCGGATGTGCAAAATCCTATGCAGATGGTGCTTGCAGTAGGAGCAAGAAAGATACCCATCAGAGTTGTACCGAATGCGATTTTGGCTACAAAGACAAACAAGATTCCGTTTATTATTGGCGACTTAAAAGAAGCCGTAAAGATTTTTGACAGAGCGAAGCTTAATATCATGACTTCCAACGTTGCAGCAGTCGGAACATTAAATGCTTTTGAGCAGGATTTGACGCTGTTTAGAGGCATTGAAAGATTCGACTGCAAAGTCAAGGATTCCGACGCTTTCGTAAATGGAACTATCACAGTAACACCATAATTTAAGCCCTTGCATCTGCAGGGGCTTTTTTAGGAGGTATTAGCCTATGACACTTGAGCAAGTCAAGGACTACTTGAGGGTAGACGGAGATGATGACGACAACATCATACAGGTAATGATGGAAGCAGCAAAAGAATATATCATATCCGCAGTAGGCGAGTATGATGAGGAAGATAAGACGGCAAAAATCCTTTTTTGTGCGATAGTGCAGAATATGTACGATAATCGTGAACTTATGCAGTCCGATATACAGCAAAGAAAAGCTATAGAATACACTTTTAAGAGTATGATTTTGCAATTGCAAATAAAAAAATCTTTGAAGGGGGATACATGATAAAAGGCATAAATCCCGGAAGGCTTAATAAAAGAGTAAACATATTAAGATATAAAGAGACTGAAGATGAGCTTGCAAATATCATAAGCACTCTAAGCTTGTATAAAAAAGTGTGGGCGGAGATAAGACCGCTGAGAGGCAGTGAACAATTAGAGCATTATAAGACTACCAGCAAGCTTATGTACAAAATCACAATCAGAAATACGGATGTAACTGAAAAAGATGTAATTGAGTATCAGGGCAGGCAATTTCTTATAAATTATATTGTGAATCCCTTAGAGGCTTCTTACTATCTGGAGCTTATGTGTACAGAAAACATGGACCACACGGAAAGGAGTGCGGATGGCTGAATCTGTACGCTTTATAGGACTTGAAGGGCTTATGTCGGATATGCAAGGTCTGATAAGCAAAGCACCTGATGAACTTAATAAGGCTGTAGAAAAGACAGCCAGAGAGTGGACAAAGGACTGCAATGAAAAGATGCCGTCCACTTATAAGGACGGTAAAAACAGCCTTAAGAAGTGGAAAACAAAGAAAGAGTATACATCTTTGGGCATTATTTCAAGCATTGAGGTCACAAATAAAGCGCCACACTTCCACCTTGTAGAAAATGGCCACAGGAAATTTATACACGGTGTGGACACGGGTGGATTTGTAGAAGGCAAGCACTATGCAGAAAAGACAAGGGCGGAGTACGAAAGCAAATATCCTGAAAAAATGCAGGAGGCTATAAACAAGGCCTTGGCAGATAGGGGGTTTTGATGGTTACATATGCCGATATTATCAAAGAAGTAAATTTGATATTAAAAAGAGAATATCCGGATATAAAAAGATACGGAAATGACACTGTAGATAATGCAGTGCCACCGTATTTTTTTGTTGAGGTTGTGCCGCTTGGAGTTAGTCGTGAGAGTAAAAACATATTGAAAAAGTCGTGTTCTGTAAAAATTACATTCATACAGAAGACTATAAAACAGGTGGAAGCACTGAATGTAATAGAACATATATTTGAAGTATTGGGTATGACTTTGGACATAGGGAGCAGAAAGCTTTTAGTAAGTGACTACTCACATGAGTACATAGAAGATCATGGCAATATACCTCAAATATCTTTTAGTCTTGAGTGGTATGAGAGTACAGAGTATCACGACGGCGACCTTATCACGGATATATCTTTGACTATGGAAAAGAAAGGAAGATAAAAATGAGTAAACTCACATCACCAAGCATCACAATTACTTTTACCGAACAGGGTGCAAGTGCGGTGACAAGGGGCGAGCGTGGAATTGCCGCCCTTGTCTTAAAGGGTACAAGACAGCAGACTTTTAAGGTTATGAGTATTAGCGACATTCCAACCGGAGTTTTAAGCGCTGAAAATGAGCAATTTGTTAAGGATGCTTTAATCGGATACAGTCACACGCCTAAGTATGTAGTTGTTTATGTTATGCCTACTGCTGAAGATATGACAAAGGCATACAAGGATATGATGCAGTACTTTGAGAATGAAAAATTCACATATATGGCCATACCGACCGTAAAGACTGACAATAAGGTTCAGGATATCGTCACATGGGCAAAGAAGCAAAGAGATGAGCATAATCTTGTAAAAGTGGTACTGCCGGAGATAACGGCAGATAGCGAAGGTGTAATAAATTGGTGTTCTACTTTGTACAGAACAAAGGAGCAGGCAATAACACCTGAACAGGGATGTGCAAGAATTGCAGGTCTTTTGGCAGGTACAGGCCTGACTGTATCGGGTACATATGCACCTTTGCAGGACTTTGTGGATGTAAGCAGACTTACAAAACCCGAGCAGGATGAAGCGGTCGGAGCAGGCAAGCTTATAGCGCTTTGGGATGGTGAAAAGGTCAAGCTTAATAGGGCTGTGACTTCACTTACTACCACATCGGCAGATAAGGGTGACAGCTTTAAAAAGATAAAGCTTGTTGAGACTATGGACATGATGGAAGACGACATCCGAAAGACTATAGAGGACAGTTATATCGGTAAGTTTTCAAATTCTTATGATAACAAGTGCCTTCTTATCACCGCCATAAATGCTTATTTTATGGGGCTTGTAAATGACGAATTGCTTGATATCGGTCAGTGTCAAATCGACATTGAAGGGCAAAAGCAGTGGCTAAAGGCACAGGGTAAGAAGGTAATACTTGAAGACAGCAGCGAGAAGAATATTGACGACTGTAGTGATATGGAAATCAAGAGAGCGAACACAGGTTCACATGTATTCCTTAAAGCTGTAGTTTCCTTAGTGGACGCTATAGAAGATGCAAGTCTTAAAATTACAGTGTAAGGAGGTAGCACATGAAGCAATTTGTATCAAATCAGGTAATTAACGGCACATGGGGTGAGCTTTGGGTTGATGACGAGTATATCGGCGAGGTCGTATCTTGCAAGGGCGAAGTAAGTATATCTTACTCCGACATTTCTATGGTTAGAAGCCTTACGGCAGGTAAGAAGATGACTAAGCTTGAAGGAAAGGGAAGTATAAAGCTTCACCATATTAGGTCGAATATTTCAAAGCATATATCTGATAAGGTAAAGAGAGGTCAGACTCCTGATTTCAAGATTATTACAAAGCTGTCAGACCCGGACGCATTAGGAGCTGAAAGGGTAGTCTTTTATCATTGTAAATTTGATAAGGCTATTTTGATGGATTGGGAAGTTCAGAAAAATACTGAAGAGTCCTACAGCTTCACTTTTGAAGATTGGGATTACTTAGACAATATAAACGCGTAAAGGAGATGAAAAATGAATAATTCTTTAATGGAAAAGCTTATGAAGCTTGATAGAGATAAGCTTATGGAAGTTCCTACTGAAAAGATAAAGGCAAAAACACTATCAAGGATAGCGGGTGAGGATGTAGAAATCACTGTAAAGGCCTTGTCAGGTTCTTTGTATACAGAGCTTATGTCAAAAGCATCGAATGATGAAGGTGGTATAGATGGTGCTAAAATCTATGATGCCTATTCAATAATAGTAGTAAAGGGATGTGTAGAACCGAATCTCAAGGATGAAGGACTGCAAAAGCATTATAATGCAGCAAGTCCAAAGGATTTAGCACAAATACTCTTCCCGGGTGGTGAGCTTACAAAGATTGCTGAAAAAATCGGAGCATTATCGGGATTTGGAGTTAAGGGCAATAAAGAAGACAAAAAGGGCATTGACTATGATGATGTAAAAAACTTATAGAGACTGATGCGGATTTCCAAGCTATGTATTACTTATTTGTAAATCATAACTGGAGCCCGTCAGTCTTTTTTGATGCACACTATTATGACAAATTGCTTATAAAGCACTTTATCAGAAAAGAAGTAGAAGAAGCTAGAGAAAGGATGGAGGCGTACTGATGGCAAGACAAGTAGATGTGGAGTTCAGATTCTTAGATAATTTTACAAGCAGTTTCAGACAGGCTATGGGTACGCTTTCAAGCGGTACTGCTGCAAGTGTAAGGGCATGGAAGAGTGTTGAAAAGATGGGCAAGGGCATAAGTGACCTTGGAACAAAAATCACCACAGGTGTAACACTTCCAATTGTTGGGCTTGGTGCTGCTTCTTTTAAAAGTTTTGGTGAAGTGGATAAGACCTTGAAGCTTGTAGGAAAGACAATGGGAAGCACATCTGAAGATGCAAAGATGCTGGAAGGTGCTATAAAGACAGCGGCATCAAACTCGACTTTCGGTATGCAGGATGCGGCGGATGCTTCTTTGAATTTTGCAAGGCAGGGTTTTAATGCGGCACAGGCGGCAGATATGATTTCGCCCGCTATGAACCTTGCAGCAGGTACGGCTTCAGACCTTACAATGGTTACGGGAGGTCTTGGAAATACTCTGAAAGCTTTCGGAGCGGATGCAAATGAGGCGACACACTATGCCGACATGATGGCAAAAGCACAGGCACAGGCAAATACAGATGTAACTGGATTGTTTGATGCTATGAGTATTGCAGGTTCTACAGCAAATACAGTCGGATGGAGTTTTTCAGATTTGGCAGTGCTTACAGGTGTATTTGGTGACCACAGTATCGGAGCATCTGAAGGAGCTACCGCACTTAATACGGGTCTTATGAGACTTGCAAGCCCCGCGAAAGAAGGTGCGATATGGATGGAGGCTTTGGGCATAAACGTCTTTAATACGGATGGAAGCCTTAAGTCTATGCCGGAGACAATTGGAACACTGCAAAAAGGATTTGCAGGCCTTAGTGACCAACAGCAACTTGCGGCCGCAGCCGCTATATTTGGGAAAAATCAGGCTGCAAAGTGGGTAACCTTGATAAATGGTCCCGGAACAGAAGCCCTTCAAGGCTACAAAGATAGTATAGAAGGTGCGACAGGAGCATCAAAAGAGATGGCCGATGCACTTATGAGCGGTCCGGGTGGTGCTATGGAAAGGCTTAAGTCATCATTTGATGTATTTAAGTACAGTGCAGGTTCTGCCATAGCTGATGCGATAGTACCTTTTATAAATAAAATCACGGATCTGATGGACAAATTTAATCATATGAGTCCGGAACAGCAAAAACAGATCGCAAAGTGGGCAATGATGGCAGCAGCTGTCGGACCCGCTATTTTACTTTTCGGTAAGACGGTAAGCATAATCGGAAAGGTTGGCGGTGCTTTTGCAAAGCTTGGAAGATTTGCGAGCATTGCTACAAGGGGATTTCGTGGGCTTTCGGCAGGTGGAAGTATATTAAGAACCGCAATAGCTGCAATAGCATCACCTGCAGGTATTGTGATAGCGGCGATAGCGGGTATTGCTGTGGTAGTGATTGCGATAATCACACATTTTAATACTTTCAAGGCGGCATTAAACTCTACATCTCCGACCATGCAAAAGTTAAAGGCGAATTTTGAAGCTATAAAGGCAAAAATAACGCCTTTAATTCCAATCATTCAAAAAGTTGGTGCGGTAGTGATGGATGTACTTGGACACGGCATAGCAGCGGCGGCAGGTATCGCAATATCGGCGTTTGCAGGACTGATAAACGGCATTATTGATTATGTAAAAGCTGTAATGCAAACTTTTAAGGGCCTTATAACCTTTATTAAAGGCGTTTTTACAGGTGACTGGAAGATGGCTTGGCAAGGTATAAAAGACTTCTTTACAGGTATAGTAAAGATGATTATGGCACCTCTCAATACTTTAAAAAGTGCGATTGGTGGTGTAATCGATGGTGCGAAAGGTCTTGCAAGTTTTGTTACAGGTGGTGGAAAGTCTTCTGCTGCCAGTGTACCTGCAAAGGCTACAGGTGACCTTAACTGGATGGGTGGATTGGTACAGGTAAGCGAAAAAGGTGGAGAGATTATAGACCTACCACACGGCTCAAGGATATATCCACATGATGAAAGCGTAAGAATGGGCAAGGCAGGCGGTAGCACTAATATCAATATTCCAAAGCTTGCGGACCAAATTATTGTAAGAGAAGAGGCAGACATCCCTAAGATAGGCAAGGCTGTAGCAAGAGAAATTATAGCGTCAAGAAGAAATAGAGGAGGTATGAGCTTCAGTGCAAATATGGCTTAAAGGTAGCAGCCCGATACGCTTCCCTGTGCTTCCTTCAGAATATAAGATACAGGGAAGCAGGGGAGTAGAGACTGTAAATATAAATGCTTTGGGGGAAGTAGACCTTGGTGGAATGAGGGGACTGAGAACAGTCTCCTTTTCTTCTTTTTTCCCAAAGCGGTATAACTCCGGATACTGTGAATTTAGGAGAATTAAAAATCCTATGCAGTATGTAAAGCAGATAGAAAGAATAATGGCGGGTGGTCCGACTAAGGTAATAATAACGGGAACGCCTATAAACTTTCCTTGCAGAATAACTTCTTTTGAGTGGGGCGAAGATGACGGCACGGGAGATGTAAGCTTTTCTATAACTTTAAAAGAACATAGAAAGATAGCTATAAGTCAGTCAAGTGTGGTAGCCGAGTCAGGTGCCACAGGTGGAGACACTCCACAGGCTACAGCTGATACAGCGTCAAAGGATGCTACAAAAAGAGAAGATACAAGAGAAAAACCAAAGACTTATACAGTAAAAAGAGGCGACTGCTTGAGTTCAATCGCAAGGAAACTTACAGGTTCTTCAGACTGGCACGCCTTGTATGAGCAAAATAAAGGCATTATCGGTAGCAATCCCAACTTAATAAGAGACGGCACAGTCTTAGTAATTCCGTGAGGTGATATATGAAGATAAATCTTATAAAAGATACGGGAGTTATATATAACATCACGAACGCGGTATCTAGGATAGTATGGAAAGGGTCGGCAAGTGAGGCGGCAAGAAGTGTAGATTTTGATTATGTAAATGCACCTTATGACAATACTGTAAATTTGCCTTCTATTTCTACAGGCGACTATATATCACTTGAGGATGTGAAAGAAGGCGAAATCTTCTTTGGACAAATTTTCGGCATAGAAAAATCAAGCCAAACAGGTACGATATCCTTTACAGCTTATGACATGATGAAGCATCTACTTGAAAGTACGGGGCAATATAACTTTAAAAATCTCACAGCCGAGGCGATAGTGGCTCAAGTATGTGCAGATATACAAGTACCGATAAGGCACTTGCATCCTACAGGTATCAATATCTCAAGTATGATATGCGACAAGATGAAGATGTACGATATAGTGATGGCTGCATATACAAAAGCACATCACATCACAGGTGATAAGTACTTTGCAATGATATACAAGCGTGGTCTTGGAGTCTATAAGACCGAGTGGGCTGTAAAAGGCTTTACGCTTTCCGAAAATTCAAATATTTTTGCGAGCAGTATATCGGAGAGTATGGATGAAATCAAAAATAAAATTTTAATATTTGATGATAAGGGCAAGCAAATCGGAGAAGTAAAAGATGATGAAAGCTTAAAGAAGTTTGGAGTCTTTCAAGAGATATACTCAAAAGAAGAGGGAGTGGATCCGACTACGGGTGCGAACAATCTTTTGAAGATAAAGCCTTCTCAATCTATAAAAATATCGGCTATAGGCGATATAAATTGCTTGTCTTGCTACTTTGTACAGGTCAAAGACACAGCTACAGGACTATCAGGCAAGTACTGGATAGCTTCAGATACTCATACATTTGAGAACGGTACATATAAGATGGAACTTGAACTTAGGTTCGACAGCTTGATGGATACTAAGGATGCAAAGGATGAGGCTGAAGAGAAGAGAAAAGAGAATTCGGATGAAGAAAAGAAACAGGAAAAGAAAGACTTAAAAAATCAGACTGATAGTAGCACACAATCAAAGGATAAAAAGGCTACAAAAGAAAAGAGTAGAAAGAAGGGCATGAAGAGAGGAGAAAAGAAGCGACAGGAAAGGATTGCAGCTATAAGAAAAGCTGTAGCAGAGTCAAGGGCAAGGAACGGAGGTGGATGATATGAGCTGGACGGATGCTTTTTTAGAAAGAGATGAGGGCGACCCTTCGGCGGGTATACAGCTTGCGGAGATGGTAAGTAAAAATTCTTGTAAAATTGGCGACCTTGTACTTACATCTGAAGACCTTCTTTTTGATGAGAGTTTGACTGTAAAGCTTGCAAGCACTGTAGCGGGTGTGTGTCCCGAAGGTGGTGCTTTGATAGATAAAAGTACATATATAAGCCCACTCAAGGCAGGTGATAAAGTGGCAGTGATGAAAGTAAAAGGAAGCGACCCGACCGACTATACATCAAGCCTTTATCTTGTACTTGGAAAGATGGTGAAACTATGAGTATTTTACCCTCTTTTTTAGAAGAGCTTAGCAATATAGATATAGCGGAAAGCGAAGAAACCAAGGTCATAGAAGTACCGCGTGAGTACGGTATAGACTTCACTACAGGACAGCTTACGGGCAAGATAGTAGAAGGGATTGAAGCTATAAAGGTATGGATATGGCTTTGTATGCATACTGAAAGATTCAGGCACGCTATATACTCAAGTGACTATGGTACGGCCTTAGATCAGTATTTCGGGCATGTGCTTAGTGATGAGTATATAAATACCGATTGTGAGAGTGAAATATCTGATGCTTTACTTATGAATGAATATATAGAAAGTATAGAAGATTTTGAAGTTGTCAGAAATTCCGACACCTTGAATATAAAATTCAGAGTAGTGACAAAATTTGGAAGTTTGGAGGTGGATGAGAGTGTACGAAGATAAGACTTATAAGAGTATATTGGCAGATGCTAAAAATGACATAGGTGATGAAGTCATAAAAGTAGAAGGCAGTCTTGTACATAATGCCTTATCCGCCTTAGCCTATGAGATGGAAAAGCTGTATATACAAATTGACTATATCATAGAGCAAAGTCATGCCGGTACAGCAGATATTGAGCATCTTGAGATGATAGCACTAGACCGTGCAATCATAAGAAAATCTGCTACTAATGCTTATGTAAAGGCGGAGTTCAATGTGGCTGTGCCAATCGGCAGCAGATACAACCTTAAGGGATATAACTACAGGGCTGTAGAAGTTATAAATGACAGCTTACATCAATATAAGATGATAGTTGAAGAGACGGGAGCAGGTCCGAACAGCTTAAGAGGCGAACTTATACCGATTGACTATGTGGAGGGCTTAGAAAGTGCAAAGGTGACGGAGCTACTTGTCGCAGGTGATGATGAAGAAAGTAAAGAGTCTTTATATAAAAGATACCTTGAAAGCTTCACATCTCAAAGCTTTGCAGGAAATATTGCGGCATATAAAGAGAAATTTGCGACTATACAAGGCATAGGCGGGGCAAAGATATATCCGACTTGGAAAGGCGCCGGCACTGTAAAAGCTGTACTTATATCTTCAGATTATACAGCAGTCAGTGACTATCTTATAGGTCAAATCAGATCTGAAGCTGTACCTGCAAAGGGTAGCGGATACGGATGGGCGCCGATAGGTCACGACCTTACTATTGAATCAGTAAAAGAAGTAGTCATAAATGTAAACACTCAAATCACATACGCAGCCGGATACTCAAGCAGTAACTTATCTGAAAAGATAAAAGAGAAGATAAAGGAATATCTTAAGGATATAGCCAAAACTTGGAAAGACGGTGATGAGCATACTGAAGCTATTATATACATATCAAGGCTTGAAGCTGTAATACTTGATGTACAGGGTGTACTTGATGTAAATAATACTGCTTTAAATAAAAGTAGCGGTAATCTGACTTTACACAGTGATGAGATTCCGAAACTTGGAGAGGTAGGCTTAAAATGATAGAAGTTGATACAATTCAATACCTACCGCTTCATATAGCGGAGATAGAAGAATTTGAAAAAATAGCAAAGATTTATGACAAGTACTTAAAGCTTGTGTGGCAGTCACTAGAAAGAGAAGAACTTAACAGGGTTCTGGCCACTATGGATGAAAGTGAGTGTAGTTATTGGGAAGAACTACTTCACATAGTAGTAAATCCCACCGACAGCTTAGAGGACAGGGTCAACCGCATAAGAGGTTATCATGTGTCCGATTTACCGTACACTTTCAATAAACTTGATGAAGTATTAAAAGTTGTATGCGGTGTGGACAACTACAAGTTGAAAGTGGACAACTCAAAATATCTGGTTGATTGTGGTGTAAAGCTTGTGTCCATACCAATGATTGAAGTAGTAGCTGACTTGATAAGAAAAAGAGTGCCGGCAAATATGCTTGTAAATGTATATGCACTTTTCAATCGTTGGGAACGTTTTAAGACTATGCAGTGGTCGGAGCTGACCACAGGAACTTGGAATAGCTTTTATAGTGATAAAAGATGGCAGGAGGTATAAAAAATGCAAAAAACAAAATATTTTCAACTAAATAAGCCACAATTATCAGACTTTGCGAATATCGAAGAAGCTATAAATCCTTCTATGGATATCATAGATACAAAATTAAAAGAGCTGGAAGATAGTAAGGTAAGTGCTACAGATGGAACTATAGCAAATGTGAATTTGCCTGCTGCATGGGTGGAAAATGTAGATATTACAGATATCAACCAGATAGGCGGAAGAAGAAGCTTAAAAAGCATTTTAAGTGCTATTATAGGCGGACTTAAGTTTGTGCATAGCTACTTTAAAAGTACAAAGATTGTATGGATGAGGATAAACGGTTTTACGGGCAATGCACCATATACTTTACGTATTGACGTTCCGGGAATAAAAGCAGGCGATACACCTGTGATAAGCCACTCTATACTTGACGGTGTGACTGATGCAAATGTAATAAAAGGTGCTTGGAAGTCATACAGCTGTATAGATAAGATAGAAATTTTTGACGGGTATATGATAGTAAAATGTTTTAGAAAAAGACCGATGCAAGACATATTACTTGCAGTAAAAGGGGGATGATATGGCTGATGCGATATTGATGAGTGGCGGAGTCGGTGGAGTCACATCTGATGATGTGACTGCTACAAAAAATCAGGTGTTGAGAGGATATAGAACAATAACTATAGATAGTGGTGACGAGGTTGTGGAAGGCACTTTCCCGGTAACTAGTGATGCCGATTCAATGGAGGAACTTTGGTACTATAACGATCATGGCAAGGATAGTTATGTAACCCGTATCCCGGAAGCGGCTTATATAAGGTATTGGAATGCGGACAGAACGCGGAGCTGGAATCCATGGATACGAATAAAAAGAACCTTGATAAAAAGCAGCATTAATTATCACCCGGAATTAACTGTAAATACTATAACCACTTTAGGCGAACAGGGGCAAATCCCGGATAGAGGAGAAAGCGCGGGCGTAAGCTATTATCAGATTAGGGAAGACGGTAACAGCAGATTGTATGTGCTATTTAAAAACGGTTGGTATCACAGAGCGCCATGGATAGATCCTCAAGGCCATACTCATGAAGCGTATCTTTATGTTACCTATGAACAATTGAAAAATCTATTTGGCATTGATGGAACTAAGATGCTTAAAGGTCATAATGTGGCAGGTGTAAACGGGCTGATAGAATCACATCCGAATGAAAATATGACAATTGAAATTGTTAATATTAATTGGACAAATCCTAAAAAATTTGGATTTAGATTTAAGCAAGGCTATTATCCGAATGCAGGACAATACGCTCCGATAGTTGAAGTTAATTATCAGGATTTAGCCAATGCTTTAGGTATTAGAGCCGATAAGATGCTCAATGATATAAATATATTAGGCATTCAAGGCAACATACCTTACTGGGTATGCCATACGGGTGATGTAATAAGTGCTGTAAATAATGAGGGCTTTGCATGGGATGATACCTATGCCGGCCGTGGACGTGGAATAGTTGTAAAAATAGCAAATGGGCATGTTTTAGCAGGTGCAAACTATGTATTCCTGCCAAGTCCAAATTTATATCCACAAAATGTTGTTAAGGGTATTAATATCAACGGTATTGCAGGTGCAAGAGACTTTGTCGATCACGTCACCGAGTATACAGTTACAGCAAGTTTAGGAATTGATATGTCTAATCGTGAACAAGTCATTTCCTTAGGTAATGCTTATTCGGGAAGTCAAACTGTGTTTTTTGCAGTATATCTTGTAGGAGAAGATGTCTCTAATGGATTTGTCCGTAGGGATATGGGAAACGGCAGATATCTTATCGGACGAATACCTGTAAGTAAAAATGACAGCAATCTTATAGGAACATATGTACGAAATGTACCTGTACAGATAGAGATTACAAGGGATTCAGCTGGTAATATAAATCTAGTGCATCATGGACCTAACCAAGTATTGGGCGTTACTAATATCATGGTTACTATTTATGCACACAGTTCGACATCATTTAGCTTCTGATTTTATAAGAAAGGGGAATAGTTTATGAAATATACAGTATTTTATAAGCCTGACGGTACGCTGGTATCTGTGGTATCTGAACAGGCAGACACCGACAATATAAAGGTCGGTACTTTTGAAGTACCGGACGGCAATGTCATAGACAGTATAGATATAAGTGGCAGAGAACCTGCTGCAATATCACATGCGACACCTATGGGGGATATGAGCAAAATACATGGAGAGATTGAGGCGCTAAATAAGAGGCTTGAAGATATTAATCATAAACGTTCAGAGGAGACGGCAGAGTTAAGAGCCGGTATACTTGCAAATGCGACACTGATAGCAAGTACAGCACCTAATAATATGGTGGCCGAGGAAAGTGATAATTAAGGATTTCTAATATTTAGAAGTCCTTTTTTAATACTATTTTTTGAAAAGGAGATAAAAATGAAAGCAATTTATGATCTGTTTGCGACAGCGGTCATAAACGGGGAGACAAGATATAAGGACATACTTCCGTTTTTTAAAAAGGGTGTAAAAAAGTCCTTGAAAGAGAAGGGGCATCCGGAACTTGCAGATGATGATGCACCGCTTGCGACTCCGTCAAATGCCAATGATGTAGCTAAGTAAAAAAGAGGGGGATTTTGCTTTGAATCTATTTAAAGATTGGTTTTTAGCCCTTCAGGTGAAGGACATTATATCGCTTGTGGCTTGGGTAGTCGGGGTGCTTAGTATCCTTATAGAATTCAATAAGAAAATCCCGCTGCATCCACTTAGCCATGTAGTGAAATGGATGGGTAGCATCTTAAATCGTGAGACTTTAGAGAAGCTTAATGAAATAGTGGAAAAAAGCTCACAAACAAAGGAAGAAGTAAAAGAAATTAATGAGAGATTGACACGCTTTGAAGAGGATACAAATGATAAGCGTGCAGTCGATATGAGAAATCAGATTATAAATTTCTCTGAAGATTTGAGACTTGGCCATATCTTTTCAGTAAAGCAATTTGAAACGATAATGTGTACGGTGAGCAGATATTATGACCACTGTGAAAAACACAATATTAAAAATCACTATATTGACGAAGAGACGGCATATATAAGAGAGAAATTCAGAGAAGCAAGAGAAAGGAAGTAATAAAATGAAGTTTAGCAAAAATACTTATGATTTTTTGAAGTGGGTAGCACAGTTTTTACTGCCGGCAGCAGGTACACTTTACTTTGCACTTGCAAGCATATGGAATCTTCCGCATGGTGAGCAGGTGGTGGGTACAATTACCGCTGTAGATACTTTTTTGGGCGTGCTTTTGGGTATAAGTTCAAATACATATTATAAGGATCTAAAAAATTTATAATTAAAGTTTGAGGGCTACAAAGCCCTCTTTTTAATTTTTGAATAGGTGGAAAATGGCACTTTTAGAAATTTTTGGAGTAAAAGAAAGCTACCTGCTGCCGACTGCGATAATGGATAAAATCCATAATGGTGACATCACCGATATGGTCAAGAAGATGCGTGAAAATGGCATCACAGATTTAAGAGACTATTATCAATCCGAACAGGGCGACAGGAAAAGCTTGAAGCAAGATTTTACGCCTGACTGCATATGTGAGATTGTGGCCAGTCTTACAAAAGAAGGCACTTGCTTAGATATGTGTGCGGGTACGGGAGCACTTGCGAAGGCTGTAGCTAAAAAGCACGGCACTAAGATACATGAAATTGAATTTAGTCAAAGAACAATAGCTTTTAATTTGCTTGATGGGATTTTAAACGGACTTGAAGGCATAGTAGAAGAGGGTGACTGTTTAAGAGATACAGTAAAAAGCAGATATCTTCTTGAAAAAAATAATGATGAAATAAGCGTAAAAGTTGATGACGTGCAAGAGGTCGGCAAGTACGACAACGTTGTTATGAATCCACCGTATTCAATGGACTTTCCCGACACAAAAGACTACAGCTTTTACGGCTTTGAGATGCCGAAAAGTAAGGCGGATTATGGCTTTATTCTAAACGGCTTAAGCCATTTAAAAGATGATGGCCGACTTGTTGCGATAGTGCCGCACGGACTTCTTTTCAGAGGACAAAAAGAGGGCGACATTCGAAAGTGGTTGGTGGAGCAAAAACTTATAAAAGCAATTATAGGATTGCCCGAAAAACTTTTCTTAAATACCGCCATTCCTGTATTTATTTTAGTGCTTGAAAGAAATTCAGAAAATATCTTAGTAGTAGATGCTTCAAAAGATTTTAGCAAGTCGGGAAAGAATAACATCATGGAGCAGACGCACATAGACAAGGTTCTGAAAGCTTTTTCCGATTTCAAAGAAGTAAAGAAGTTTGCACACGTGGCAAGCTATGAAGAGATAAAAGATAACGATTACAACTTAAATATTCCGCGATATGTAGATACATATGAGGCTGAACCGCTGCCGGATATGAAGACGCTTCTAAAAGAATTAGAAGAAATAAGGCAAGAGGAGCGAAAGACCATGAGCGACTTGTATGAGATGTTGGGCGACCTTGTTGGACCTGTGGAAGATATGGCCATAATTGATATGCATAGACAAATATTACTCGAGGACATGAACAATGAATCTTAAAAAGAATAAAGTGATAAATATTACAGAAGTTTGCGACTTTGAAAGAGCTATAGACAAGAAGAAATATCCTGCGGGAAGCTGCTATATAAAGCTTTCCGCCGTGGATGAATTTGTCGGTCAGATAAGAGAAGAAGGCGAAATTGATAGCAGATATTGCGTATTTATTCCTAAAGGCGGCGTAAATACAGATTATCTTTTTATAGCGATAAGCAGAAGCTTTCCGAAATTTTTATGCAAGTATCGTACAACTATAAATTTACAGATAGATGTAGTGAGTAAATTTGAGTTGGACTGGCATGAAGAAAAAGAGGCGCAAGCCTACATTGTAAAAGCTATGAAGCAAATTCAAAGAGAGATAGAGCTTACAGAAGCACAAATCGAACATGAAAAAAATCAAAAGAAATATTACTTGGGAAATTTATTTCCTGATATGAAATAGGAGCAAGATGAAGTCTAAGACATACGAAGAATTTGTAGAAAAATTTAAACCTAAAAAGACGACAGATGACTGTTACACACCGCCTTCGGTATATGAGGCGGTGAAAGATTGGGTAGTAAAGGAATACGGTCTTGAGGGTAAAGAGATAGTAAGACCTTTTTATCCGGGCGGTGACTATGAAAGCTATGATTATCCTGCAGGTTGTGTGGTGATAGATAATCCGCCTTTTTCTATCATAACAAAAATTGTTAATTGGTACATAAAAAGAGGCATCAAATTCTTTTTATTTGCACCGCAATTAACACTTTTTTCAAGCCATTCAGGCTCTTATATAGTGACAAATTCAACTGTGATATATGAAAACGGAGCGAATGTAAAAACATCATTCGTCACAAATATGGATAGATGGAAGATAAGAAGCGCCAATGATTTAAGGCTTGCTATTGAAAAAGCGCAGGAGACAGAAGAAAAGCCAAGCTTACCAAAATACGAATACCCCCACCACGTAATTACTTCTGCAAGGCTTGCGAAATTAGTCAATAGAGGCCTTGAATTTTTCTTTAGTGATGAAGATTTGTCTTTTACAAGGACTTTGGATAATCAAAGACCGCTTAAAAAGTCACTTTTTGGAGCAGGTTATTTGATATCAGAGCAAAAGGCGCTTGAACAAAAGGCGCTTGAACAAAAGGCAAGGGAGCAGGAGCAAAGAATATTTTGGGAGCTAAGCAACAGAGAAAGAGAAATTATAAAAAACTTGGGTAGTAAGGAGTAAAATATGATTAAAATAGGACAGGCAAGCAGAGATGAAAGAGGAAGATATAGCGGTGGCATAGCAGGCGATCAGGACGGTAGAGAGGTTGCAATCCGTGAGTGGTATAATCGCCCTTGGAATAAAGTTTTAAGGTGTAAAGATTCCAGCAAAGCTGAAAAGATAGCTACAGCTGTGGAGATGGCTTGCAAAAATGACAATATTGGCTATGACCAGTCGCAAAGGACTACTTTATATAGCCTTTGTAAAGCCAACGGCTGGAAGATAGAGGATATAAAGACACCTTGTGAGACAGATTGCAGTGCCTTAGTGGCGGTATGTGTAAATTACGCCGGCATAAAGGTATCAGGCGATATCTATACAGGAAATGAAGCGGTGGCGTTGCTTAGAACAGGAGAATTTGAACTTTTATCGGCTCCTAAGTACTTGCTATCTGATGAGTACTTAAAGCGTGGAGATATACTTCTGTACGAATTTCACCACACCGCAATAGTACTTGAAAATGGAAAGAAAGCGGAGAAGACTAAGCCTGTACAGGTAGAATATCCGCTTGGCTGGAATGTGGCCAAAGACGGCCAGTGGTGGTATGCTGATACTCCACAAACCATTATTGCAGGTAGATGGGCATATATTGACGGCAGGTGGTATGTATTCGACCAGAAGGGATACATGATAAAAGGTTGGTTTAAGCAGGGAGATGACTGGTATTATATGAATCCTGATGATGGTGCTATGATATCAAGTCAGTGGGTGGATATAGACGGTAGGTCTTATTACTTTACTCAGTCAGGCTTGATGGCTAGAAATGGATACATAGAGGATGCAAGTGAAAAGATATATTTCTTTGTAGATGATGAGGGTAGATATATAAAAGAACTTGATACCGATGCTCCGGATTTAAGCAGGTATGAAGTTATAGAGTAAAAGAAGAGGCAAGAGAGTCACATCTCTTGCCTTTTTTTAATGCTTTCTTTGTATTTTTCCCATAGTTCGGGATATTTTTTTTGATACCAATCAAGAAATCCGCTGTATAACTTCTGCTTGGCTTCTTGATAAGCTTTGGACGCATCCTCCGGTGTATCATATACACCAAGATGATATTGCTTACACTTAAATTTTATATTTGCCCTATATCGTCCGCTTTTTAATTGCGATACACCGGTATATCCTGAGGTGTTGTTTGAGTTTTTCAAATTTTCCGGGCGAGTAGCGGCAGTAAGATTTGTACCGCCCTTACTTAAGTCCGACATTCTTTGATGACCTTTTTTTAGATTCTCTTTTGCACAATTATAGCAGGCCTTTATGCTTCCTGATGTAAGCGAAATGTATCTTATAGAGCTTTCTTGATTACACTTTAAACATAAACATCTGGCATATGAAATATTATTTTTTATATCATCAAAGCCTAATACTTTTAAATTTCCAAATATCTTGCCGGTATACATTTTTTCGTATCGCTTAATTTTTTCTTGTCGTGCATCTTTCCTTTTGCAATCCAGACATCCTGAATTTTTATGTATGATTATAGAAGGGGTTAAAGTAAAGATTTTACCGCATCTAAGACATTGTACATTGTACTTGCGTGGGCGGTTTTGCAAAATAGAAAGTACCTTTATATTTCCAAATGTTTCTCCGATTTCTATAATTTTTTTCAT